ATTGGCAGAGCAATTTGACCAAATAGCTGCACGACTTTAATTGATATAGGAGAATTATTATGGCATTTGCCAATTCCAGTATCAGCGACATCATTGCTACCACAATCCAGAGCCGTAGCGGTGAGTTGGCTGATAACGTGACCAACAACAACGCGTTGTTGCGTCGTCTCAAGGAGCGCGGGAACGTTAAAACGTTCTCGGGCGGTAACGTCATCCTTCAGGAGTTGATGTATACCGATCCGACCACCAACAACACCAATTCGTACAGCGGCTATGAAGTGCTGAATGTTGGACAAAACAGCCCGATTTCGTCGGCGCAGTTTTCCATCACGCAGTACGCTTCCGCCGTGACCATTTCGGGTCTGGAGATGATCCAGAACTCGGGCAAGGAGGCGATCATTGACCTTCTTGACGGTCGCATGGAAGTGGCCGAGGCACAGTTGGCGAACCGCATCAGCGGCGACTTGTACGGTGATGGCACCGGCAACGCGGGCAAGAACCTTACGGGTCTTGCTGCTGCTGTGCCGGATGACCCGACCACGGGCACCTACGGTGGCATCAACCGCGCTGTGTTTTCGTTCTGGCAAAGCAAGAAGTTCTCGGGTACCGTTGATGGTGGCGCGGGCGCTGTCTCCAGCACGACAATTCAAGGCTACATGGACGCCCTCGCTGTGCAGTTGGTTCGTGGAACTGACAAGCCTGACCTGCTTGTGGCCGACAACAACTACTACCGTTTCTACCTGCAGTCGCTTCAGGCGATCCAGCGTATTACCGAGAGTGGGTCGGGCATGGCGGGCGCGGGCTTTGCTTCACTCAAGTATTACGGCGCGGGCATGGCCTCCGACGTAGTGCTTGATGGTGGTATTGGTGCGTCGTCGTATAACAACGGCTCAAGCAATTCCAACCATATGTGGTTCCTCAATACCAAGTACCTGATGTTCCGCCCCCACAAGGACAGAAATTTTGTCCCGATTGGCGGCGAGCGGCAGGCCGTTAACCAAGACGCCATTGTGAAATTGATTGGCTGGGCAGGTAACCTTACCTGTTCAGGCAGCCAGTTCCAAGGCGTGTTGATTGCTTAAAGGAGTACACGACAATGACTGTTTCAACAAGTAATTTGATTGGCGTGTCCCTCGGTTATGCCGATACGTCTGCATCGTTCAACCTTGGCACCGCTGTCAATCTTGACAATGGCGGCCAAGCGGTCTATGTGCAAGCGGCTTCCGAAATCTCGCAGTATGCTGCGGTTGCCGTGCTGTCGAACAACACCGCCGTGATGCTTACCACGACCAACGCCGCGACCTCCAAGCGCATTGGTTTTGCACAGGTGTCCATTGCCTCCGGCTCGTATGGCTGGGTGCAGACGGGCGGTGTGCCGGTTGTGAAGTTGGCTGCTTCTTGCGCTCCCAATGTGCCGCTCTTTACGACGGCAACTGCGGGCGTGCTGGATGACGCCACCGTGTCGGGCAACGGCGTCGGCCTTGTGGTCGGCATCGTGGCAACCGCCACGGCATCAGGCGCAACCGCAATCACCTGCGTGGCGGGCTACCCGCACGTTTCGGGTGCAGGCGGCGCAGTCTGATGAAGCCTCTGGAGATCACGGTGCAGGCGGCGGGCACGCCGGAGGAACTTTGTTCCAACATACGGTCTGCCCTTGCCCGTGGTCTACCAGAACTGACCCTCGCTCCCATCACGCACGATGCAACAATGGTGCTGGTGGCGAGCGGGTGGTCTATGCCGGATTACATTAACGACATCAAAGCGCACCGCGCTTCCGGTCATGTGATCGGCGCAGTAAAGGGTGCGCACGACTTTTTGTGCAAAAACGGCGTAGAGCCGGATTTCTGGGTTAACCTTGACCCCCGCGACCGCACCAATGGTATACAGCGCAAGAACGACCGCACGCTGTATATGGTTGCCTCGCGTTGCCCTTCTGTCACGTTTGACTTCCTGCAAGGCAAACGCGTGATGCTGTGGCACTCATGGGCAGAGGGGCCAGAAATGGAAGCAATGGGGCCGGGTAAACTCGCCATTGGCGGGGGCACGACCTCGGGCCTACGGGCCATCAACATTGGCTACATCATGGGCTTTAGAAAGTTTGTGCTGTACGGGTACGACTCATGCAACAGCCCAGACGGGCGTAAACGGTTTACCGGCGAACTACCGGGCCTTACGGTGGACATTTGGGTGGGCGGCCCAACGGGCAAGAAATTTAACGCTAACGCTGCAATGGCTCAACAGGCCAACGAATTTCAGAAATTGTTTGAAGTAATGCCTGATCTCAAGATTGAGGTGGTTGGGCCGGGACTAATTGCAGAGATTATGCGCTGCCGTCAGGATACGGCACAGGCAGCATAATGGCTCTACCATCTAGAGTGCTAGGGGCCGGTGTTAACAGTCTTGCAACCATCTCTATTTGCGGTGACGGTACAAGCGGCATCACAGCGGCGGGAACCTCTGCCGGTAACGCTACTAATCTTGTTGCAATTTTTAACAATGTTAGTACCGCTGCGGCTTCTACTGGCGTAAAATTGATGAAGTGTGAAATGGGCGCAGTTGTTTTTATTGTTAACTCTGGCGCACATACGTTAACAATTTACCCGTTTGGTTCAGATGCGATAAACAACACAACATCTGCATCAATAGCGCAAAATTATTCAAGCATTTTTTTGCTGTATCTAACACAGATTGGTACAGCATCAATGGCGAGCGCAATTAATCCCCACAGGAGCAAACGACAATGCCGTTAGACAGCGATTTAAACAATGCCGATTCTCAACTGCACGTTGAGTTCTACGTTAAAGAATCTGGTGCCAATGAGGGCAAGTCCTATGTGCGTATCATGGCCCCCGGCGATAAGACCAACATTGTCGACCAGCCGTGCCGTGACGACCACAAGGAGCGGTTCCCGCGCCAATGGCTGTATCACCAAATGCAGCAAGGCGAAAGCGCCGCAGAGCAGATTGGCACCCCGCTGTCGCACTGGCATAAGGACGATCCAAAGGATATTAACCGCGACCAAATTGCCGAATTGGCAATCCTCAAGTTTGTAACGGTGGAGCAGTTGGCGCTGGCGTCAGACGCGCAGTTGCAGCGCATTGGGATGGGTGGCATAGGCTTGCGTGAACGCGCCCGCCAATACCTCAATCGTAAGAATCGGTCAGACGCGAGCGCAGAGTTGGAAGATACTAAGAATCAATTAGCCAAACTGCAGTCGCAGATGGCACAGTTGCTGGAAGACGCCCCCAAGCGTCGTGGACGACCGCCTAAAGAAATAGCGGAGGCATAGTATGGGCAGCACAATGGTGCAATTAGTGCAGCAATGCACAAACGAGTTGGGTATTCCGACTCCCGCAACAATCGCAGGTAACGCCAGTCAAGACGTTATCCAGATACTCGCGTTGATGAACGCTTGCGGCTATGAATTGCTCCGTCGTGCTGATTGGCGTGAACTGACTAAACAGCACACGTTTTATACTGAGGCGATCACGACGACGGGCACATGGTCAACGTCGTCATATACGATCAGCGCCATCCCGACAACGGCAGGGCTAGACACGACATATCAGGTGCAAGGCGTAGGCATCCCTAACGCTACCTACGTCACCGCCGTCACCGGCACGACGACGCTGACGGTTAACTACGCCCCAACCGAGGCGCAGGTTGGCGGGCAGTTGATATTTCAAAAGGTTAAATACAACCTGCCAACCGACTACAACAGCACCGTAAACCGCACGCATTGGGACAAGAGCAAGCGTTGGGAGATGCTTGGCCCCGAGAGCGCCCAACAATGGGAGTGGCTGCTGTCGGGCTATATCAGCACCGGCCCACGCATCCGCTGGCGATTGCTTGGGCCATACTTCCAGATTTGGCCGGGAATGAACGCAGGCGAGTTGCTTGGGTTTGAGTACCGCAGCATTGCGTGGGCTTACAACGCCCTTGGTGTGTCAAAAAACAGTTTTACTTCTGACACCGACACTTGCGTGTACCCCGACCGCGTGATGGTTCTGGGCACCAAACTAAAGTATTTTGAGGCTAAGGGCTTCGACACCACGGCGTTGTACCGCGACTACCTTGCAGAACTAGAGACCGCTATTGGTCAAGACGTAGCCGCTGCCAATCTTTCGTTTGCCCCGCGACCGGGAGCCGTACTGATTGGGTACGACAACATCCCCGATAGCGGTTACGGCTCGGACGGTTAGTAATGGCTAGTCCGGTACGCAGGCGGTTAATCCAACGCACGACGGCAAACGTTGCATCTTTGCCTGCCCCGGTGGGCGGCTGGAACGCTCGGGATGCACTTGCCAACATGGCTCCGACCGACGCCGTGTACTTGGAAAATATGTTTCCGAGCGTTTCCAACGTGAATTTGCGCGGTGGATATATTAAACACAAGACCGGACTTCCCGGCACCGTTGATACGCTGATGACGTACAACGCTGGCAACACAATCGCGTTGTTTGCCATTTCAACGGGCAACATCTATGACGTAACCTCTGCAGGTACGGCAGGGTCGGCGCTAGTCGCCAGCCTGTCTAACTCCGCATGGGAATACACCAACGTTACCACGGGTGGTGGCAGTTATCTCTACGCTTCCAACGGTGTGGACAAGCCGTTGCTGTACAACGGAACCACATGGACGCCGATTGATAGCGTATCCACGCCTGCCATCACGGGCGTTACTACAACTGACTTGGAAAGCCCCACGCTGTTTAAAAACAGGGTGTGGTTTATCCAAAAAAACACGTTAAAGGCGTGGTATTTGCCGGTTGCGTCTGTGGGCGGTGCAGCCAACGTTCTTGACCTTTCTAGCGTCATGCACTTGGGCGGCAAACTCACGGCAATGGCAACGTGGACGATTGACGCGGGATATGGAGTAGACGACAACCTTGTCTTGATAAGCGACAAGGGCGAGGTTGCTGTATATCGCGGCACCGACCCTACCAGCGCCTCTACATGGTCGTTGATCGGTGTGTGGATTCTCGGCCAGCCAATTAGCCGCAGGTGCGTAACCAAATACGGCGGTGATTTGTTGATTCTGACGCTTGACGGGCTTATTCCGTTTGCTTCTGCGCTGCAATCCTCGCGGCTTGACCCCAACATTGCGCTGTCGGATAAGATACAAGGCGCGTTTGCGTCTGCCGCACGCACCTACAAGGACACGTTTGGCTGGGCGTTAATCTACAACCCGCTAAACAACGCCCTAATTATCAATGTTCCGGTCAGCACTGGACAACAGCAGTTTGTGATGAACAACATCACAAAAGCGTGGTGCAATTTTACGGGCTGGAACGCAAGTTCATGGGCGTTAATTGGCAGTGAGCCGTATTTTGGCGGCAATACCTACGTCGCAAAGGCATGGACAACGGGCGACAACGGCTTCATGGACGACAGCGAGCCGATCCCGACCAAGGCGCTGCAGGCGTTTAACTACTTCGAGACACGCGGCGTCATTAAGTATTTTACCCGCGCACGGCCTAGCATTTTCAGTAACGGCCAGCCGCAAATTGTCATTGGCATCAATACCGACTTTCAGACGGTTGACCAGACGGGTGCGCTGTCGTTCTCGCCCACTACCGCAGGGCTATGGGGCATCGGGTTATGGGACGTTGCGCTGTGGGGTTCGGATGTTGTCATCACGAACAACCAGTCTGGCGTGACGGGTTTGGGTTACTCGGGAGCCATTTCGTTCACTAGTAGCAGCAAAAACCTGCAGATTCAGTGGGCCTCAACTGATGTGGTTTATCAGATAGGATGGGCTGGAATATAGTTAACGGCCCTAAAGTGGGCCTATGGGTAACCGAGCGGACGCAGGGCGGGTTTGACCCGCAGCGGTCGGTTGCCATTGGGTTAGAGCGTGACGGCGAAATAGTCGCCGGTACGGTTTATGAGAATTGGAACGGGGTTAGCGTGATGTGCCACATTGTTTGGCAGCAGGTTACTCCGGCGTATTTAGCGGCGGTGTACGACTATCCCTACAACGTCGCAAAAGTTGATAAGATTATAGGGCCAATCAGTAGCAACCATACAAGGGCGCTCGCATTGGTCAGCAAGATGGGGTTTTTGGAGGAAGCGCGGATTAAAGGAGCCGCGCATGACTCTGGGGACATTGTTTTGATGACTCAGACACCCGAACGGTGTCGATATTTGGAGCCTCGGTATGGGAAAAAGATCACCAGCGCCGCCACCAACGCCTGATTACGCTGCAATAGCGCGTCAGCAAGGGCAGGAAAACATAGAGGCCGCACGCCAGTCGGCCTATATGTCCAATCCCAATGTCTACACGCCAACGGCGAGTCAGACGGTATCGTGGCAGAAAACGCCGCAATTCAACCAAAGCGGCTATGACCAAGCATTAAATGAATTTCAAACGCAGTCGCAATTTGGCACGGAGGGCCTTACAGAACCTAACCGCGAGGCGTTTACCTCCTATATTGAACAACCAACCGTTCGTCAGGAATTGGTTGGCGAATCCAAAAACATCTTTGACATTCAGCAGCAAGCCGAAAAAGCGATGGCATCGCTCGGCCAGCGCGAAATTGGTGATCTTTCCCAATATCTCAACAAAGACTTTTTAGCCTCGCTGTCGCCAATCCTTACGGGATATGGCGATTACGGCACCACTACCGACGCTCCTAATCTCGCATCCTATGGTCAAGCGGGCGGCGTTGCGCCCGGAGCGGGTGGCGCGATTGAGGGTGCTCCCTCGGCTGCTGGCTATGCGCCTACGCGGTCGTTTGCTGGCCCCGCCCTGCAAGGCGAGTTCGGCACTACGGGCGCTGCAGGGTCAAACGTACAGGCTTTTGGCACGCCCGACTACTCTGGTGTCGGCCAAGGCTCTGCCTACGGCAATCTGGGCGAATTTGGGCAGGTTTCGGGCGCTCCCAATATCACCGGCATGGGTCAAGCCGGAACCGGCGGTATGGCCGCAGGCGCGGGTTTGCCGGGGCAAGTTAATTTCGGTCAATTTGGCAGCGCACAAGCCAACGTATCGCCCTTTGGGGCCACTGGCGGCCCGCAGGCTGGGGCGTTCGGAATGGCGGCAGGTGGCCCGCAGGCTGCGAACCTTGGTCAACTGAATTTTAGCGGCGTTGGCGGCGTTACGGGCGCTCCCGGTGCCGGTCAGTTCGGTACGGCGGGCGGTGGCCCTGCCGCTGGCTTGTACGGCTTTGCAGCGGGCGGCCCGAGCGCAATGCAGTTTGGCGGGTTGGACACTAGCGGGCTGCAGGGCATCCAAGGCGGCGTTGGTCAGTTTGGTCAAGCGCAAGGCGGCCCCGCTGGGCTTGCTTTTGGCGGATTTGACGCTAGCCGCACTGGCGAAATGGGCGCAACGCCGTCTTACGATCAATTTGGCCGTGCTACTGGCGGCCCTGCCGCGCCGACGTTGCAAGAAAACCTCAATTTGTCAGGTGTGGGTGACGTTGCCCGCAATGTGCAAGAAGGCCGATTTGGCTATGCACGCGGCGATCTTGCCACGCCAGAATTGCAACGGCAGTTAAACACGCAAAACCTTGCAGCAATGCCGGTCAACTCAGGCATAAATGCGCAGAACGCAATCATGTCGCGCCTTGACCCGCAGTTGCAGCGCGAGCGTTCGCAATTAGAGCAGCGCCTTGTTAACCAAGGTTTGCGACCGGGCGGTGAAGCCTACAACGCCGAAATGCAGTTGCAGGGGCAGCGCGAAAACGACTTTCGCACGCAGGCGGCGTTGCAGGGCATAAGCCTTGACGCGCAAATGCGCCAGCAGGGACTTTCTGAGCAGCAGACGTTGGCCGATTTTGCTAACCAAGCGGCGCAGTCGCAATTTGGCATGGGCGCACAAGGTCTTGGCCTCTACAACGAAGCCATCTCGCAAAACTTCCAGCAAAGCCTTGCCGCACAATCCGCGCAGAACATGGGGCAGCAGCAAGCGTTCCAACAGCGGATGCAGGCCGGTGAGTTTGGTCGAGAGGCGCAGATCGCCTCGTTTGGCATGGGCCAGCAGGCGCAGCAAACGACAAACCAAGCGCAGCAGCAGAACTTTGAGCGTGCGCTAGCCGCACAGCAAGCCCAGAACGCCACCCAACAGCAAGGCTTTGGGCAGCAGATGGCGCAACAGCAGTTTGGCCGTGAGGGGGCAATGGCGGGCTTTGAGACGCAACAGCAAGCCCAGCAAGCGCAAAATGCTGCTACCGCCCAAAACACGCAGTTGGCCTTGCAGTCGGGTCAGTTTGCCAACCAAGCGCAGGCCCAACAATTTGCCCAGCGGCTCGCTGCCGGTGAGTTTGGCCGCGAAGCGCAAATGGCGTCGTTTCAGACGGGACAGGCCGCGCAGGACGCAATCAACCGGGCCATTACGCAGAACTTTGCGCAAGGTCAATCGGCGCAACAAACGCAAAACCAAGCCATCGGCCAGAATTTTGAGCAAGCATTGGCTGCGCAACAGGCGGCAAACGCAGCGCAAGGACAACAGTTTGGTCAAGCCGTAGGCGCGGGTGAATTTAACCGCGAGGCGCTATTGGCGCAATTTGGGATGGGTCAACAGGCTTCCCAAGCCCAAAACCAAGCATTTGCACAAAACTTTGCGCAGGCACAAGCCGCTGCGCAGATGCAAAATCAGGCCGGTCAGCAGGCGTTTGGGCAACAAGTCACCGCACAGGAACTTGCCAATCAAGCCGTTGCGCAGAACCAATCCGCTTCTGCACAGCAAGCGCAGGTTAACGCGGCACTGCAGGCGCAAGGGTTTGGTCAACAGCAGCAGGTGAGTCAAGCGGCCAATCAGGCGCTAGGGCAGAACCAGCAAGCCGCCCTGCAGCAACAGCAAGCAGCAAACCAAGCCCAGCAACAACAGTTTTCGCAGAGCATGGGCGCAGGCGAATTTGCAAATCAAGCGTTGGCACAAAACCAAGCCGCCGCACAGCAACGGTTCCAAGCGCAATCGGCTGCGCAAAACCAACAGTTTGGGCAGCAGGTCACGGCGCAGCAGATGCAAAACCAAGCCCTTGCGCAGAATCAAGCGCAGGCTTTGGCGGCGTATCAGGCCAATCTTGGCCGCCAGCAGCAGGGGTTCCAGCAGGCTGGCGCACAGGCTGAATTTGGCAACCAAGCGGGGATGCAGGCATACCAGCAGTTTCTTGCGCAACAGGCCGCCGCAAACGCTGCACAGCAGCAGCGGTTTGGTCAGGGCATGGACATCCAAGGGATGTACAACGCTTCAATCTTGCAAAACCAGCAGTCTGCGTTGACGGGACAAGCCGCAGCCAATGCCGCACAACAGCAACGGTACAACCAAATGGCCGGTGCTGCAGGGTTCCAAAACCAAGCGGTGCAACAGCAGTTGGCGCAACAGATGGCACTGCGCAACCAGCCGCTCAACGAGATCAGCGCGTTGTTGTCTGGCTCGCAAGTGCAGATGCCGCAGTTCCAAGGTTACACCGGCTCAACCGTTGCCCCGACACCGTATCTGCAGGCCATGCAGGCTGGAGACGCCGCTGCTGTGCAGCGTTACGGCATCCAAGCGAACCAAGCCGCCAGCAATATGTCCGGTTTGTACAGTTTGGCAGGCGCAGCCATAATGTCCGACCGGCGCTTAAAGTCCAACATTGTGCGTATCGGCACGCACCCGCTCGGCATAGGTGTGTACGAGTACGACATATTTGGGCAGCGTCAACGCGGTGTGATGGCCGACGAAGTAGAAAGCGTTATGCCGGAAGCCGTGCTAACGCGGCCTGACGGCTACAAGATGGTTAACTACGGAGTGCTATGACATGAAGTATTACCAAAACTTTAGTCAACAATCCGACCCGCGCCGATTGGCAGAAATGCTTGCATTGCAAGAGGCTAACCAGCGCATTGACACAAGTTATGGCGCGTTACCTTCCATGTCAAACGGTCAATCCATTGACCCAATGGCGTTAATGCAAATGAAAGAAAAAGGCGAGGAAATGCGACTTAAACGCACCGCCGCTAAAACGAAAAAAATTGGTAAAAATACTTACGACACCACAACACCTATTGACACGACGGGGTTAGCATGAACGGACGACGCCCGATGAGTATGCCGATGCAGCCTGATCGTCGCCCACAAGAGTTGGCGCGGATGCTGGCAATGCAAGAGCGCAACGCCTCGCTTGACGGCATGACGCCAAGACAGCCGCAGCAGCCGTCGCTGGCTTATGCAGGCGCTACGCCAAACTCTGCACCCGGCGTGGCCCCGCAAAACATGAACTTCAACGGCCCATCTGGCCCGTCGCAGTATGGAGGCCCGATCAGCAACCCCGCCATGAGCACAATGGCACCGCGTCAGCAGAGCGGCCCCGAAATGGCCCCGCAGATTGGCGGTATGCGTCGTCCGTCAGGTGCTGGAGCGCGTGGTTACCCATCCGCCCCCGGCATGACGACTCCGCAGGGAGGAACTTACCGAGGCGATTTCGATGGCAATTAAAACCTACGAGGCGTTTAGAGCGCCAAGTTCATACGAACAAGAGCGACTGCGTGCCGAACGCCAGCG